AGATGTGTTTTCGAGTGCAGGAATGCAGACGTCTTCGGTCGCGCCAGGATAGACGGTCGACTCGTAAACGACGATCGAACCCTTCTCCAGAAACCAACCGAGTGCTTCGGACGCGTCGACAAGCATCGACAGGTCGGGCCGCTTCGAATCGTCGACCGGCGTCGGTACGGCAATAATATGAAAGTTCGCCCGCGAGAGATCGCTCGCCTCAGACGTAAGGTAAAAACTTTTACTTTGTAGCTCGGCCGCGGAAATCTCGCCCGTTCTGTCGATTCCTGCCCTTAGCTGATCGACCCGAGACGCATCAATGTCGTAGCCGATGACCTTAAACTTCTTGGACAACGCAACAGCGACCGGAAGGCCCACATAGCCAAGGCCGATCACGCTAATCGTGGGGCTATACTCGGTCATCAGTTTTTCTGCTGCCATATTTACGCCGATTTGTCGGTTGGTACTGGGGCGTCAGTCCTCAGAAGTCCTTCAGCGATCAGCTCGGGCTCGATCTCGTCCATCATTTGGATCAGAAACCGTCGCGCACGCTCATTAATCTTGCGTTCGTCCTTTGAGCGTTCACGTGGCCGTTTGCTCATTGCAACTTTAATTCTGTGATACCGAACCGCGATTCGGTAGCTGATCGGTATGGCGATAGGGATAACGAGAGAATCGGGGTCGCCGTGAAACTCTGGGATAACCGGATCTTCGGAATCGATGAAGTGCATAGCAGGATTAAAATTAATATCCGCCCACGGTTCAAGAGCAAACTGAAATTATAATTTGTGACACGCGGAACTTCGCCCGTACCTTGAGTTACAAGGGAGTCATCAAGCAATGAAGGGCGGGAAATCAGGCGGACGCGATTTTGTTCCAGGTCAGTCGGGTAACCCGGCGGGTCGCCCTCCGGTGCCTGAGGACCTAAAAAAGGCCCGAGCCGAGAGCAAGGAAAGGATTGAACGCGCGCTCCACAACTATGCGTTCCTGCCGCGGGGGGAGATTGCCGCTTTAAAGAAAGACATCGAACTCCCCGCTATCGAGTCCTTGATTGTTAATATCCTGGACCGTGCCATTTCGACCGGAGACTACACGCGGGCATCATTCATCCTCGACCGGATGCTCGGGAAGGTGCCAGAGAAGATCAGTCACTCTGGGTCGCTACACGGTCAGCTCGTCGCGTTCATGAATCAGTTTGAAGAGGAAACCTATCCGGGGGAGTTTGGTGAACTTGATGCATGATCCGTATCAGACGAACGTGATCCCCGTTCCCTTCGACATGGAAGTGAAAAACGCCATCATGTCAGCCCTAACGCAGGGGATGTCGATAGAAGAGATCGCGATCGCCCTTGGGACGCGAGACTCGGTCGTCCGAATGACTATCTTACGAATGCTTGGAAAAAAACGTGCAGAGCGACCGCCGAGCCATTTTCCGCCGATTGCGTGATCCGAATTGGCGGATCGCAAATCTCTACAAGATAGTCGATAAAAACGGGAAGCGGGTTACGTTTGCCGAGAACAGTATTCAGCAAAAAATTCGACTTTCAAAATCGAAGCGCAAGCGAATCTTAAAGGCGCGCCAATTCGGCGTGAGCACGGGCTGTATCATTAGCCTATTTGACGACACGATCTGGACTCCGGATGTTACAAACTGCATTATTGCTCACGAGCAGGATTCCATAAAAAAGCTCTTTAGAATTGTGAAGCGTGCTCACAAGTTTCTACCAGACGAAATTCGACCGATGGTTGACCGCGGCGGCGGCTCTAAATACGAGATGTATTTCCCCGAGATCAATTCTCGAATTTACTGCGACCTTGAGTCGCGCGGCGATACGATTCAAAACCTTCACATTTCAGAGGCAGCGTTTGTCCAGGACCCAAGCCGGCTAAAGGCCACGATCGAGGCCGTTCCTCTTCATGGCAAGGTGACGGTCGAAACGACTCCGAACGGTATGGGAAATCATTTCTACGAAGACTGGATGGACCGCAGTTCTACCTACGAAAACTTATTTTTCCCATGGTACATGCACCACGAGTATCAGATCCCGGACGCCGAGATAGGCGAACTAACAGAAGAGGAAGTCGAGTTTATAGAGAAGGCGGATCGACTCTACGGCGTGAAGATTACGCCGGCACAGATAGCGTTCCGTCGCTTTAAGCGCTCGGACCTAAAGTCACTCTTTATTCAGGAATATCCAGAGGACGACCAATCGTGCTTTCTTGCGAGCGGGCGGGCCGTTTTTGACCTGACTCTGATTAAAGAACTTCTCTTAAAAGCGCCTAAGCCGATCGAAGTCGACGGGCCGATAAAGATCTTCGAGCGATATAACAAGAATCACTTCTACGTGGTCGGGGCCGATGCTGCCGAAGGCGTCGGCGGAGACTGGTCCGCGGCCTGCATGATTAATACGACCACTCGTCAGCAGGTCGCAACGATTCGAGGAAACCTAAAGCCGTCGGAGTTTGCGGACCAACTCGCGAAACTCTGCGAGATGTATGTCTCGGGCGGAAGGATGCATCCGCTTCTCGGAGTAGAGAGAAACAATCATGGTCACGCGGTACTTCTAGAGCTCGACGAACATATCCGCTATCCGAATCTCTTTCATCGATGGTTGAATACCGCGCGAGATGAACGCGATCCGCGTCCGGGCTGGGTGACTGATAAGGTTACTCGCCCGATCATGCTAGACGCGTTTATCGATGCGATCGAAGATCGAAATTATAATTTAAACGACGAGCAGACTCTTCAGGAGTGTCTGACACTCGTAAATGAAAATGGAAAAATTCAAGCAGCCGACGGCAAACACGACGATACTATCATTGCTGCCGCGATTGCTTTGCAGATGTGTATCGAGTCAAGCGGGCTTGAGTTATATAACAACATAGGAAGCAAAATCTTACTCTGAGGTGCTAATGGCAGAGACAGCGACCGCGACAGCATTGACGAAACCAAAGAGCGAGCACTCAGAGAACCTCGTTGCTGACCTTTACTTCGGGATTGCCGAGAAGACTTTCGCCGAGAGCTCCTATGTTCCCGACTCACTGTTAAAACCATACAACCCGGACGATCTCTATCAGAAGACCGGCGACTATAGACTTTACGAAGAGATGCTCGACGACGATCAGGTATCGGTCTGCCTTCAATTAAAAAAAGACCTCGTTATCGGATCCGGCTGGGATATTTTTCCGGAGGAAGACGGCCAAGACGAAATCGTCGAAGATATTAAGGTCGCTCTGTGCGAGGATGCTTCCGTTCCGTTCGACGATTCTCTCGAAGAGATCTTATCGGCATACGAGTTCGGCTTTTCGCTAACCGAGAAGATATTCAAGAACCGCCCGGACGGTTCTCTTACTCTCAATGCGCTAAAGACGCGTCATCCGGCAACGTGGATTATTCATACTGACGTCCATGGCAATGTCGAGAGGTACGAGCAGCGTGGGCCGTATAGCTCGATTGACGTCGAGCCAAGGTCGCTTATTCATTACGTGCTAAATCGCAAGTTTCAAAATCCTTATGGCAAGAGTGACCTGCGCCCAGCTTATGCGGCCTGGTTTACGAAGCGGCAGATAATCCGTTACTATGCGATATTTCTAGAAAAGGCGGCAAGTCCAACGCCGATCGCGAAGTACAATACGAATGCTCCGCCTCAGGCGGTAACGGATATTTACAACGCGATTAGAAAGTTTCAGGCGAAGACGGCGCTTGCTATTCCCAAAGACATTGAGGTCGAGTTTTTAGAAGCAAAATCAAACGGCGAGGTTTACGAGAAGGCCCTAAACATTTTCAATATGTTCATTGGACGCTCGCTATTTATTCCGGATTTGCTCGGATTTCACGGATCTCAGACTGGCTCTGGATCTTTAGCTCTTGGGAAAGAGCAAATAAACATCTTTGTGAAACACATCATGCGCAGGCGTAAAGCGCTCGAGGATATCGTTAACAACGAGATCATCTGGCCGATCGTGTTCTACAACCATGGATACGTCGACAACTATCCGAAGTTTAAGCTACGCCCGATTAACGACGCGGATGCGATCGAAGGCGCAAGGATCTGGATCGAGGCCGTCAAGGGTCGCCTCTATAAGGCGTCGGACGAAGAAATTAACCACTTCCGGAGCATCGTGAAGTTTCCCGAAGGGGAAGTCGACCGCGAAGCGCCGCCCGCACAGCTGATGCCAAATCAGAGTCCAGGGGAAGAAGATGATAAATCCAAGGCCGGGCAAGACGTCACGGATGACGTCAAAAAAGAGACCGAGAACAAAGAGAAGGAACCAGCCGAATCCGAAGCAAAACAATTTAAGCTCGGAGCGTTTCCACGAGGCGACTATCACAAGAAGTGTGATTTTAAAGCGATCCAAAAACAGCTAGAAGCCTACGACGACTCCATTGCGCGCGACGCGAAACCTCTCGTTCAGTTCATGATCGACGACATGCTAGAGCAAATCGCGAAGAAGAAGGTCATTCAGAGCGGTGATGCCGGACGCCTCGATTCCGTTAGGCTTAAACGAAAGAACGAACTCAAGCTGATGCTTAAGCGAAGCCTTCGCGACATTTACAACGAGGGTAAGAAGACAGCTTCGAGCGAGCTGTTTAAGAACGTCTACGCGCTTCCTCAGCCTGAATCAGAGTTCCTCGAGCTTCTCGAGAAGGAACTATTCAATTTTATCGGAGACTGGGAATATCAGCTCACGAAGCAGGCTCGCCAGGAAGTAATTGCGGCGATTAAGGACGGACGGCCACTTTCGTCGGTCGTATCTCTAGCGGGCGAACAGCTTTACGACGACGCGCTGGTTTCAATCGAGAGGTATGCGCGCACGAAGCACACCGAGGTACTCAACAAGGGTCGCCTTGCGTTCTTCGAAGACTCCGGCGTCGTTACGGCGTACCAATACAGCGCGATTCTCGACGATTCGACCTCGGATATATGTCGCGGACTCGACGGAAAAATCTTCAAGTCAGGCACGCAGCCGGTTCCGCCGATGCACTTTAATTGTCGATCGCTTCTGATCCCGATTACGAAGTTCGAAGAGTATGAGGTTGATACGAGAGTCGGATCAAAACCAATCGATGACTTTATCGAAGAGAACAAAGGGAAAGGATTCCCCACGCAGTGAAACTTCAAGACGTTACATTTCAAGTCGCGGTCTGGGCTTTAGCGGTAATCGTCGGCTGGGTCGGAGTACAGTTAAACTCAATCGCAGATAACGTAAGCGACCTTAATAAAAACGTCGCTGTTGTAATCGAGAAGGTGGAGAATCACGAGCGGCGAATGCTTAAGCAGGAGTCGGTCGGAGAAACGCACTCTAATCGTATTCGCGAACTTGAACTCAGAAATCGGACGAGCGGAGGATAAAGATGCCAACCCTTAAGTCGATTAACGGAGTCGAAATATTCTCGGCCGGTACATGGAACGGAGACACCTACACCGAGGCGGATATCGATGAGATGGTTCGCGCGTTTAATGCGACCAGCAAGAGCTGGACACCAGCGCTTAAACTTGGTCATACGGAAGACCAGAAGCTTATCCAGGCTGACGGTCTTCCCGCTGCGGGCTGGATCGGAAACATCTATCGCGTCGGGAAGACCG